GCTACCTTACGGTAGTAGATGTTAGTGCCAGAAGACAAGCTAGTGAATGGGTTTGCAACCATACCATAACGTGTCTTGAAACCAATCTTAGGTTGGAAAGTGCTTGGGTCAACTGCACGAACCATTTGTAATGGAACGTATGGGCAGTAGAACAAGCCAGCGTCAAACGCTGAAGTACCTTTGTAACCAACAACGAAGAATTGGCTAGTTGACTGGTTAGCAGAATATGGATCAACATAAACTTTATACTTACCATTCAATACACCAGCGAATGTAGTTGAAGCCTCATCAACATTCAAGCCAGTTGACAATGCAGGAGCATAGTCAAGAACGCCAGCCATTGCTAATGCAGAAGCTACGTCGCTTGAACAGATGATGAAGTTACCACGTCCACGACGAGTAGTCTGGGCGATAGCGTTTGCTTCACGTTCGATTTGGAACAATAGTCCCTTGAATTTCTCAACAGACCAACGACCATTTGAGTCAACGTCCATGTCGAAAGTACCAGCAGTTGCAGTGTTAACTTCTGCGCCAGCTTTAGCAGCAGCGTAAACAGTACGTACAACTTCACGGTTAATTTCAGCTTGGATTTCTGAAGAAAGAATGTTGCTCAATTCGCCTTCAGCATCAAGACCATGAACTGCTTTCAAGTCTTGTGCAAGTTCAACAGTGTATTCTGCTTTCAAAGCACGAGTTTGTGCAGTTACAGTTGTCTTCTCGATAGAGAATGCCATCTGATTGAAAGTAGTGCCACCACCTAGATCTTCTGCGTTAGCAGTAGTGATACCAGTACCAGTAGTATAAGTACCAGAAACTGGGTTAGAACCAGCGTGAGTACCAGTACCAGCGAAGTCTGTATCAGCTTCGTTGAATAGAGCCTCAGTGCCGTTCTGTGAAGTATAGCGTGACTTCATTGCGAAGATCAAGCCAGTTGGTTGAGTCATTGGCTGAACACCAGCGATATCATAAGCGATAAGCTGTGGAGCTGCACGACGTACTAGAGCGATCAACACTGGATCGTAACCAGCCATCTGAGCATTAGTACCAGCACCACCTAAAGCGATACCAGCACCACCAGCGTTAGCTGGAGAAGCTTCGAAAAGAGCTTCAGACTGCTTAGCCATTTCACGCTCTTGGTTCTCTAATAGAACAGCTGTAACTTCTTTACGATAGCTGTCAGCGATTTTTGGAGCAGATTCAGATTCGAGAATCGGTGCCCATTTTTTTAGTAAATCTTGACGATTCATTTTAGTTTTCCTTTTTGAAAATGATTACTTGCGATAGTTGAGTGCGGATAGATACTTTGCCATTGTAGGATCGATTTTCTTTTCCTCAGTCAAAGTTTCCACTGGCTCATCAGTTACCACGGATGTTACTTCCGCTTGTTGCTTGGTAGTAAAGTAATTCTCACGAATTGTCTGAACTTTTGATTTGAAAGTGTCAGCGTCTTCATAAGAAAGTTCTTCTGCTAAACCTTTTAGTTTTTCTACTTCAGTGTCAGTCAAACCCTCGCATGCAGTTTCAACGATTTCGTTACGCTTTAATTCGCCGATTGTTTTATTCAATTCAACGTTAGCAGCAACTTGCTCGTTTAACTTTGCTTCGAGTTCTTCAACTTTACTTTCCATTGAACCTAATACATCGAACTTCTCTTCTGGAATTTCAATATAGTGTTCTTCGAAAAGACCTTTAAGTCCAGCAACAAATCCTTCAAGGATTTCGGACTTCATACCATGCTCAAGGGCTAATTCATTCTGTGCAATCCACTGCTCGACAACGTAGTCGAGATATCCATCAACTTTTTCAACAAGACCCTCTGCAATCTGTGCAGCTTCTTCTTCAAGTTTAGCTGCGTATTCTTCTTCAATTCGTGCTACTTCTGCTTTAACACGAGTTGTAACTGCTGCTTCATAAATGGTAGTTGCTTTAGCACGGAACTCTTCAGAGAGTTCTTCACCATTCATAAGAGCATCAATATCTTCTTTCACACCTTTGATTGGAAGGTTGCTAGCTTCAGCTGCTTCTTCATCTTGGTTTACTTTGTTTTTAGTCTTAGAAGTACCACCCTCTGCAGCCTTTTCCGTATCAACATTATTTCTAGCGTTGTCTGGATTGGCAGGAGGAGTAGTTGGCTTAACTGCTTCTTCAGCAACAGCTTCAACTTCTTCTTCTACTAGATTCTCTTCTTGAGTGTCAGCAACTTGTTGCTCGAGAGCAGCAGCCTTTGACTCAGCAAGAATTTCAGCGATTTTTTGTTCGATTGACATCGTTTTCTCCTAACTGGATAGTTCTATGTAATTATTTATTATTTATCTGATTTTAGTCAGAAAATGTTGGAAAGCACGTAGTTTGGCTTCCTCTAGGTTGCGAGATGAAGTTTTCTTAATGATAGATCTCACTTCATCAATCTGCTTTTCCACAAACTTTCCATCAACGAATACCCACTCCCTACTTTCCATAATACCACGTACGAAAGCATCTGGAGCAGATGGGTCAGCAACGATGTCTGCTGCGGTAGACAGCATAAAGTCATCCTGAACCACTTGAACACCCTCTTTGTTCATTTGTAGAGAACCAAGTGCTCTTGAAGATACTCCTAAGTTTGCACCACCATCTAAAAGACCTTTGGCGATTTGACCCATTGGTGTATCTAAAATCTTTGCTTTACCGATATAGTTAGTACCTTCTTTTTTCAAATCAACGATCAAGTGTGAAACACGATCTAAGTTGATTGATGGAGAATCTGGATGTCCAAGTTCACCATAGGCACGATTTTCTTTAACGCACTGTTGCATATATCTTGCAACTTCTTTATCCATAACTGCTTCTGGATAACTGCGCCCATTACGGTTTACTAATTCTGATTGAAGGAAAACACCTTCAATGTAATATTGTTTACCCTTACCGAGTTTGTCTTCGGTAAGAAGTTTAACTGATTCTGTAACTTCTCTAATGAGTTTCATTTTTAGCTCCCTACTACTGTTGGGTTGTCATAAGAACCGAATGTTGCAGTTTCAACTTCAGTAGACCAACCAGCAACTTTACGTAGAACAATATAACCAGTAACAGCTTTAGCAGCAAGATTAGTAACAACAATGTCATATGTGTTATTAATATTGTCAACAAAACCATTAGAATTTAAATCTAAGAACGGATCATTCTCAGGTGCACAAGAGATAATATTTTTACCGTTACGGACAATAAGCAAGCCAGAATCTAGTTGCCCTGTGCAACAAAACTTAACAATGTTTACAGCAGGAGCATCAGAATTACGAGTCTGAGTAGAAGCACCTAAGTTAGCAATTGTAATAGTACCAGATTCTGCTAAAACTGTATCAAAGTGAATGATAGTTTCTTGGTTTGTATTTTTAATAGTTGTAAATAAAACAGCCATTTTTATTCCTTAATCTTATTAACTACGTTAAAGAAGTTGTCTTTTGTTTCACGCATATACTCAACAACGTCTTTATGATTTGCCAATAAATTATTTAGTTGTTCTTGCGTTTGTTCATCAATGGCAACAATACTGCCATCTTTTAATTCATAGTGAACTTTGTTCTCAACTAGAGTATCTAACTTGTTTAGTTTTCTAATTTCTTGAACGACAGGATCTACAGTAAAAATTTTAGAAGAAGCAAGTTCGAGGTATGATTCTATTAGAGTATCTGTAACTTTAATATCGTGATGTTCTTTAATAATATTAGCGATACGGTTTTCTGAAATCTCTTCGTATTGTTTTTCTATAATTTCTGTTTCTATCGCTTCTGAGCAATGTTTATTTTTAATGTATTTTCTTGCTTCTTCTAAACTCGCAAAATCCGTTTGTTCTTTGTCTACAAAAATAGTTCCATCAATACTTTGTATTAAATGACCATAAGAGCGAATAGTGACATCCGCTCCAGAGATAGATTTAGTGAACTGTTTATAGTACATTATTCTTTAGCTGTCTCTTCTGAATCAACTACTTGTTCTTCTTGTTGCGCATTAAACATATTCTGCGCAACATTAATACGCATATCGTCTAACTTGGCTGAAATTTTTTCTGCCATAGTAGCGTTAAATGCTTGTTCTGTTTCCACCGCATTACCTGTAGCAATCGCTGCAATTAAATCTCTAACTGAATCACTCATACTATATCTCCTTTATTGTTGGTTTGGCGATTCTTCATTTCCGCCAAGACCATTATCCATTAAGTGTTGTTGTTGGGCAACTTGAGTTACTGCAGCCAATCTACCTTGCTCATCTGCCAGCTGCATCTGTTGAACTTTATCTTCAGCCATTTCTTTATCCATTATTTCAATTTCTTCATCAGTTTGCATCAATAGATTCTTACGAACCCATGCGCTAGAATAGAAACGACCGATATAAGGTTCTACTTGCTGCAAAGCTGTAACTCTTTGCATTAACAACTCATTATCTTTTAATTCAGTGAAATGATTATCTGCTTGATAATCATATTGTATTGCCTGTTCAATTACATCCCATTCTTCATCACGAATAATGCCTTTGGCAATTAATTGAACACGCAATGCACCACTAAACAATCCAGAAAACTTTTTACGAAGACGAGCAATAAATTTATTAAACTTAATCTCGTCACGGGAAATCTCAGTACTTCTACCAAGAGAGAAACCAGTGGCTGGTTGTAATCTTGATAAAGGAACATTTAATGCTTGATATAATTTAGTTTGGAAATATTGAATGTCAGCAATATCTCCTAAATTTTGTCCACCTGGAAGTGTGGTAATCTCAGTACCTTTACCACCTTCACGACGTGGCATCCAGAAATCTTCCATCATACTTAGATGGCGACGATCGTCACGTGTTTCACCAGTAGTGGCATCATAAACAATTTTATTTCTAAACTTGTTCATAATATCGTTGACGTATTGTTCAGCTTTTAACTTTGGTAAGTTACCAACGTCAACATAAAACACACGTCTTTCTGGAGCACGTGATATACGGTAAATAACTACCGCATCTTCAATCATCTTTAACTGGTTCGTTGGCTTAATTGCTTTATGCAAATAAGACATCATCATACCAGTGTTTTGATCTACCATCCCAGAAGGAGTGTAGATAATTGAATCTAATGAAAGTTTAATACCTTGAGTGGTATTCTCTTGAATACCCTTATCATTGTATAGGTAAAACTCTTCATTTTTAATAACTACATCAATACCCTCAGGTGTTCTTTTCTTTTCAACTTTTTTAATCTTGCGAATCTTACGAGGATCCACATAACGTAATTCTTGAATTCCCAACTTAGGTTGCTTTGGGTCCAATAAAATATTATAATAGATTCTTCCGTCAATATACCACTGACGGAAGATATCGTGACCTTTATCATCAAAGTTTAACAAACGAAGAACTTCGTCAAACTCTGTTCTAACTTTACCTTTAATTGACTCAGATAATTTAACTTTATCTAAGTTGATTTTAACTGCTTGGTCATCGGGTTCTGCGATAATCGCTTCATTAACAATATCTTCGATCGCAGCATCGCAATCAGCGTATAAAGAAGTTTCTCTATAGCGACGAATAAGATCGTTTTCATTTTTAACAATCGTATCCATATCCATAACCATTCCATAATAGGAAGTGGCAGAAGTGGATACAACTGTAGAACCATCGTCAGAGATCGGAGTTACTACTGCTCCGATCTCGTTTGGTGGCTGCTTGCGTTTTATCTCAAACCCAAAAATTTGCATAATTTAAAAAACCCTAATTATAAAGTTAAATTCGTAGTGGGAAACTACCGATTGGTGTAACAACGGAAACATTAAGATTGATTCCACCACCCTCAGTTGCATTAGAAGTAAAGTAGTTGAATTGGAACTCTACATCAAACTGTTCGATCTGGTTCTGTTGGTCATAGTCTAATGCGATTGGACCAATCAAAGTTGGGAATGCATCAACGAACTTATAGCTCTTGATGATTGCGCCAGAACGATCTAATTGA